CTGGCACACGAGAAGCCGATCGATGAGTCGATTGTCCAGAAGTCTCAGAGCAAGGAGTGGGCGGAGGCGTTCCTCAGCTACCTGGTCTTCCTCTACACGAAGGGTAAGGGATTCCGCAAGCTTGTGCCTCCGGAGAAGGTGATGGAGTATACGAGCGAATACAAGGAGGACAGTGACGTGATCGCCAAGTTCATCCGTGAGAAGATCCACGCACTGCCTGAACCACCGGCGGGTGAGCCGGAGAATCCTGGTGTTACATGGGGCACGATTTCAAGGGAGTTTGTTGAATGGAAGCGGACGAATGAGCCCGCAAGCAAGGTTGTGACTGCGGATCTGAGGAAGCAGCTTGAGAACATTTACAAGAAGATGCCTAGAGGCGGTTGGACTTCCTTCCAGTGCGGCGACGCTTAGACTTATTGCGATACGTCTTACGCCGACCACCCACATACGCTGGCTGGGGTGGAGGTGACACCTTCGATTTCACCCAGTCCCACGACGACGACGCAGATTCATAGAGACCTTCGAACATTGTATTCAATTCTTATTTTTTACTCAGATCCACCACGGCGGGCACCGATCTTGCTGAGAACGTACGTGCGGAGCAGGCCGATCGTGAACACGACCAGGACGAACGACACGATGAGGTTCACCAGCTCGGCGATCACGTTGCCGACCTTGAGGTCCGCCGAGCCGACCTTGATGGAGAGGGTCGACACACCCTTGCCCGCCGCCGCAGCCGGGGCGAGGAGCGGCACGAGGATACCGTCATTCAGCGACTTGAAGAAAGCCGCCACGACACTTCCGAGATAAAACGACGCCGTCAGAATGATGATGTCCTTCGTATCGAGCATTTATTGATTCAGCTAGAATGTTTTTCGTCGATACTCTTCTTTTTTTCACGATACCGCTTCGTTTGTTCTCTCCATTTGTCCGGGTTACTTAGACGCCATTGATTTAGTCGTTCACGATGTTGATCTTTGTTCTGTTCGCGATAGATGCGTCCGTACTCTCTATCGGTGGCTTTCTTTTCTTCAAGCGTCTGCAACGGACGAATCTTGTTCAGACACAGTGGGTCATCTATGAACTTTGTAATCTCATCTTTCTCCAATTTGAGGAGGTCTTCCTTTGTAATCTCACTGTGTTCAGATACCGGCCGTATGCTTGCATGTTCCCATCCACACTGATTGAAACATGCGTAAAGAGGTGTCTTCTTACGACACTCTTCTTTTGCCTTTGACTTGTGGTTTCTGAAGCGTTTCTGTAAAGTCTGAGTAGTAGACCCAATATAAAACCTCCCGTCAGTAGCGTTCTCGATTCTGTAGATACGACCAATCATTATGTAGCGTATATATAACTGTGTATAAATGGATACAAGATTTTTTGGACCCCCTGCTTGGGAGCTGTTCCACTTAATCGCCGCCTCGCCCGGTGCGGAGAAAACACTATCGCTTATGCACCGAGTGTTGCCCTGCAAGTTCTGTCGAGAAAGCACAACAAAGTTTGTAACTGAACATCCTCTGAAGGGTGACACCCAGCGGTGGCTCTACGAGATTCATCGCAAAATCAACCACAAGCTAAAAACACAGGCCGAGACGGACCCAGCTGTCATTCTACCCGACCCTGACCCGACGTACGAGGATGTGCGTGAGAAGTATGCGAACTTGTTGCGGAGTAAACCATCTGGAATCCCTGGTCGCGACTTCTTGTTTTCGATTGCGTTCAACTACCCCGACAAGCCCGACGAGGACCAAATCTCCACTCAGAAGGAGTTTCTGATGTCGATGAAGTCAACCTTTCCCTTCCCCGAGCTGCGGAAGACGTACGTTAAGTATGCTGACTCTCATCCGCCAGCACTGGGTTCTAGGTCTGACTACATGCATTGGATGTACGGTCTGCTGAAACGTCTCGCGGCAAAAACGCATTCTCATCTACGCACGTATCGGGGATACGCACATCATGTGGCTTACTACAAGAGTGGGTGTTCTAAAGCAACGTATCATGGAAAAACCTGTCGCAGAGTCAACGGAGGATATACCAAGCAACGTGATCATAAACGTACTCGACGGATCGTGGCAGGAGGTCTACTTTCGTAAACAGGGAAGTGAGAAGACTTCGCTATGTATGAAAGTGTATATGGGTGGGTTGCTTGTTCTTTGTTTACTCGTGGTTCGTTCTATGTTTGCTTAAAAGAACGACTTGCGGCTCTTGCGGTGGCGGCGAGTGTGCTTCACGCTGGACGCAGCGTGGTGCTTGTACGTCTTCTTCGCCGCGAGGATCACCTTCTTCAGGCCGTCACCCTTCTTGTAGGTGCCGCGGTGCTTCATCTCCGCCATCGTCTTCTTCACGTGAGTAAGCCAAGGATTCGCCATTTTGTTTAACCGCGAGGAATAAATCCAGATCCACTTCCAGGGCAGAGATTCCACTGACAACCGTACGAGTGAACATCATCCAGAGTTTTAAACGTAGAAAAAGCCTGATCAGGTGCTACGATCACAATGTTCTTTTCAGTGAAGGTACGAAGCTCGGATTCATCGCGGGGGTGGGCGGCCTGCTGATATGTCAGTCGACGCAGATGACTATCATTCCACGACAAGTTCAACATCGGTTCAAGGTCAGTGCCGCGAACCTCTGATCCCGAGACAAGAATGAGCTGATTCCCGAGCGATTCAAGTGTTTTGCCCTCAACCGATCCCTTGACGAGATGCTTACGGACCGTTGTATTCAGGTGGTAGGCCACACGGTTCAACGTGAAGCTCTTGTCCGTATGAGGAACGATGCTAAGAATCAGCGGGTCTCGCGACGGAAAGCCTTCGTTCACAAGAGTCACGCAACACGATTCAAACGACCTCGCAGTCATACCATCGTATCTAGGACTTAATGCAACCACTGGCTGATCTTGACCATCTGAATAGATGTGAAGCTCAATCAGGCGAATTCCCTTTGACAAGGCTGTTGAGATGTCCTCAAATGTGCTACCCTGAACGTAGTAGTTCTCAAGTGTCTCTGACCTTTGCTCAGGCATGGCCTCCTCAGTCGTGTACAAGATGTATCCCGCTGTCATAAGTGCCCCCAATACAAGTACTTCCATTGATTCTCCTTCTTATTTTTTAGAACGCCTCCACAGTAAATCACGCAACGCATTGACCTCATCATCCTTCACGCGTGACTTCATTGAGATACCAAGCAAACATGCTCGGTGAAAGAGTAAACAATACATCCCACACTCCGAATCCTTGAACTGATGCCGCGTCGTGTTGTAGGTTAGCTTCATCGGGGAACCTCCATGAGAATCCAACTGATCCTTCCAGCGAAACATCAATCGCTGAATCTCCTTCTCTGGCTTCCGGGCATACGAATCAAAGTAGGTCATGCGAGGATACAGTAGTTCATCTCGCATATCCAGAAACGCTGCAATCCAGTGCTGGCCCGGTCCGTCGTGGACATCAGTATTGAAGACGATTCCGATGCGACGGTATCCCTTCTTCCGCAGCGTATCCAGTTTGAGACTGCACAGTGTGGACACAATGCACTTGGACATCTCAGACTTCAAATCAAAGTCAATAGGCACACATCCGACAAAGTAGTAGTCATCAATCACTCGCTCATACTCGTTCTCAATCTTGTCAATGTCATCAGACGACAGCCACTCCGTTCGGTTCGCATCCCATGATTCGGGGGCCCGAGGACGCTTCATCATAGAACCGACAATACACGTAGGGTTACCGTCGTTACACTTCGAATGAAGACGACGCTTAAGTTCTGCCCAAACAGCCTTGGCGTCTGTCTTCTCGATTTGTGGTTCACGGGGGTGTTCTTTGTTATAGACGGTTCTCAACCGTTCAATCTCGTCCTCATCGAAGAGGAACATCCCTTGCTTAAAACGGATACTTTCCTTGTTGCGAAAAAGAAAGGCAAATGGAGGCTCTCACTCGTGTTCTGTCAAAGTATGTTCGCGTTACCAAGAATCTCAATGAACTCAATGCCCAGGCGTCTGAGCTACGTGATAACCGACGAACCATCGAACTAGATCTCGCAGCCCTGTATGCACATACAGAGTTGCCAAATTCAATTCAGTTGAAAGAGTCGGAAATGATGTTCTCGGTCAAGCGACCGAATCAGTGGAAGAAGGGATGGACGTTATCAAAGAAGGATCTTGAACAGTATCTGACTGAGATTCTAGGCGAGAAGGGAAAGGAGGTTATGGGTGAGATTGTGCGTCGTCATGAGCCTAAATTGGTTGGATCTGATTTCGACTTTGACCTGAAAACGACCGGATCCTCATCCTGAACCATTTCAGACAGGCTCATGTTCGAGGATGACTTCTTCAACCCACCAAAGTTCGAGTGATTCCGACACAAATAGAGAACAAACCCCGCGATCAATGCGACACTCAATCCAGCTGCTACCTCCATTATTTCTTAGGCACGGCTGTCTCGTAAGCCACCTCTTCTTTTTCAATGAGAAGAAGCAACCTCTTCAAGTCATCCAGGTCTTTCTGTGCAGTTTTGACATTTTGCAGTGGCATGAAGCCTCTTTGAATTCGAGTGACTGCACAGGAGAGAGACTGTTGGAGCTGAACAACTTGAAGGGCGAGAGTGTGATAACCTTTTCGCATCAATCGTATGTAATGGACGAAGAAAATCTTTAAACTCCATCATCTTCGCGAGAGTCGAAGTATTCCCGCATCTTCGCCTCGACAGCCTTGTCTGTCAACTCCCACACACCGTCCTTATTCGCTTCTAAGATGGATCGCACATCGCGGACTCCATCGAGGATGCGATGCCGGTCGACATACTTGCGGTTCTTTGCAGTGCCGTGCCACAGGTGATACACCGTCCCCGTTGCACACGAGACCTTCGGTGCGGCGAACTGACAATACTCCTCATAGCTCTTCTGGAATGCTGGACGGAGGTAGGTAGGGGAGAACTTAACACCTAACCACGCAGCTGCCGATAACGTGTCACCGCTACCCGTGATCCCATAGCTGTAGAACCCGACTTCCTTGAACCACTTGCGTTGGAATGCCCATCCGAATCCGGGATGATAGGTTGGGTTATAGACCTTCGCACGGTCCATGTAGACAATGGACAGTCGTGACTGCGTAACGCGAGTGTATTCAACGTCCAACCAGACACAGGTCGAGAACGGCTGAACGATCTGATAACCATCGAGCAACTGCGAGATCTCTTCATACCACTTCAGATTTCCAAAGATGATGTCCGCATCGAGGAACAGGATCTTCTTGAACCAGCAAGGAATACGCTTCTCAAGCAGCGTACAGAGCCGCTCCTTGTGGAACAACACGCTTGATCCACGCACATGAAACGCATGCTCGATCTCAGGCTCACCGAAGACAAGCTCAATCGTGTAGAAGGGAATCTTCGCGAACTTGAGCTTCTCAATTGTGTAGAGATAGTTCATCACCATTCGCTTGGACTTTGACGGGTTGAAGAATACGAAGCCGACGGCTACGTCTTTTCGCTTCGGACTCTCGTATCTACAGTCTGCTACATTTACAATACAGGTCTCAACTGGCGGTGCTGTTTGCGGTGTTCGGATGACATTGTACGCAAACGACTGGGCCTGTCCCATTGTTGTCTCTCACGGAAACTTAACGCCCTCCATACGCCGCGTTTTCGATGGCCTCTCTCTGTTCAGCAATCCTGGCCGCGTGCTTACGACGACTCTCCTCTGCCTGCTTCTGTAACCGCTTGAGTTGACGCTTCCGCGATAACTTGTACATCCGGGCATTCTGCTTCTTCGTCTGGAACACGGACTTTACCGCCTTCTTGATACCGAAAACCCCACCCCGTCGCGTCTTCATTGTTATGGGCGGACAAAAACGAATTTACCCGATGAAGGAGAAGAGATCTCATGTACTCACCCTACAATGCCTCCAATCGAACATTTACCGAAGATGATATCCACCGCATTCTACGCCGTCACGGACTCCCTCATTACCGCGTATCTAACAGGAAGGTATTCCAGACCGCGATGGTTCACACCACCTACGTTAGACGCTCTGAATACACCACGCCTGACGGTGAACCCGCCGTCCTTGCCCCCTGTCCCCCAGGCACGATGCCACTCCAAGACGAAAGCTACGAATGTTTGGAATTTGAAGGCGATGCAGTCCTCGGTGCCTGTATCGCGACGTATCTACGCAAGAAGTTCCCCGAGAAGAAGCAGGGATTCTTGACGGACGCCCGTAAGGAGCTCGTCAATAATGACCGTATCGGGGGGCTATCAAAGGAGTTAGGGTTGAATAAGTTCTATGTCATCTCTCGCCATAACGAGGATTCGGTTGCGATTGCTGGGCGAACCAATACCAAGAAGCTGGGCGACATCTTCGAAGCCTTTCTGGGGGCGTTGTGGACAGACTGCGGCAACCGGTTTAACGTTGTATACCCGTTCGTGACCACTGTAATGGAGACTTATCTTGATATCGATGAAATCGTCGCATCTACGACTAATTTCAAGGACCTGTTTCAGAAGTATTGTCAACGCGAGTTCAAATGCACCCCGGAGTACGAGATGCGATCAAACGATCCTAAGAAGAACGAGATTGTTGTAGCTGTTATGGTGGCGGGCAAGGTCTACGGAGTCGGTGCAGGAACTACGCGGAAGAAGGCAGAACAACAAGCATGCCAAGAAGCCCTTACACGAGTCGGGGCAACCGCCGCTTAAAGGAACGACGACCAGAACCAAGATTTATCCCCTCCTTTACGCCCAGCTCTTCAGGTTTCGTAGCTTTCGCGATATCCGCCATTTCAGGGCGCCCCTTGAAGTCGGGCACGGGT